TTTGGCAAATGGCATATAATTTAGGATGGATAGATGTGGATAAAGAAAAGGCAGCTGAAAAGTTAAGAATTGCGGTAAAAACAGATATAAACCAATTTGGCGAAATTACACCAGAGGAATATAAAACCATTACTAATATAGATTTTGTAGCATAGTTGAGTCGCATTTGAAATATAAAGCGACTTAACTAAATAATTGAAAGGCAAAGTAAAGGACTAGAGATGGCCTTTTTATTTTGCCTTAATTTATAGAAATGGGGGTGCAGCATGGAGCAGAATATACAACAGGAAATTTTAGAAAGGATAGTAAGGATTGAAACTAAAATAGATGGATATAACAGTACAAGAGAAAGAGCTGACATGGCTTTTACTAAGGCTTGCCAAAACGAAAAAGATATAAGTGAAATAGAAGATAATTTAAAGTGGCTTTGGCGAACAATTGCTGGAGCTATTATTTTAGGGATTTTAAGTGTAGTTATTAAATTTCAATAGGAGGGATTTTTTATGAATATAAACATAATGGACTATATTATGGAACAGGCTTTAATACTTATACCAGTACTCTACGTGCTTGGGATAATGCTAAAACAAACAAGTAAAATTAAGGATTGGACTATACCATGGATCTTATTAATTGTGGGGATAGCTGGAGCTATAGCTTTATTAGGGGTTAATGCAAATGCGGTAATCCAGGGCATATTAGCTACTGGTGCGGCAGTATATGCTAATCAACTCGTCAAGCAGACTACACAGAAGAGGGAGGAATAGAGTAATGATTATAGGAATAGACATGGGGCATACATTAAGCGGAAATGACTATGGAGCAAGCGGAATAAAAGAGGAAAGTTTACTAACAAGAGAAGTAGGAAATAAAGTTATTCAAATGCTGCAGACTTTAGGGCACACAGTGGTGAATTGTACGACTGACGCAGCTTTTAATTTAAATGCATCGTTAGCATACAGAGTGGATAAAGCTAATAAGTACAATTTAGATTTATTTGTGTCTATACATTTTAATTGTTATAATAGCCAGGCACACGGATCTGAAGTGTGGACTTATGGTGGAAAAGAATTTGTAGAGGCTACTAGAGTATTAAAAAATTTAGCCGATTTAGGATATACAAACAGAGGAATTAAAGATGGTAGTAACTTATATGTACTTAGAAATACAAAAGCTAAAAGTATGCTTATAGAATGTTGCTTTATAGATAATAAAGAAGATGTAAATAGATATAATGCGGAACATATGGCAAGAGCAATAGTAGAAGGTATTGCAGGACAATCTATAGTAGTTAAACCAGTTCAAAAGGAGGAAAAGAAAGTGGATTTAATAGTATATGGGGAAGGTGCGGATAAAAGAGCAGCGGAGTATTTATCAGACTATTTAAAAACACCTATAATAGAAAAGAATAATTTAAATAAAGATATTATAGATGCATCAAGAAACATTTATATGGTAGGTGGTAAAGATAAACCTACACCTAATACGACATTAATATCCGGAACCAACAGATTTGATACCATGCAAGCTGTGTTAAATTATATTAAGAAGTAATTTTTTTAAGGTAGCTTAGGGAATATCCTTTGCTACCTCTTTTTTATTTTATAAGCAAAAATAAAAATTGTTATAAAAGACAAATTAAAAATGTATAATTAGCAGTGCAGAATAGACAAGAGCTGCCAATATTAAAAAGCATATGCATATTGTAGTTAGAAAAAACAATGCTTTTTACAACAAATTTAAAAATAAAAAATATAGATAAATAAATACCCAGAACATTGTCCAACACGATTTTTAGCTATATAAAATTTTACAAGGCAATTCTAAAAATAAAAAGGGATGCGAAACTATTGTTAGGGCAGCACTATATAAAAAATCAATGAAAGGTTGCAGATATTTTCATCCTTCTATAGTTGTACCAATATTTATAAAAATATATAGGCAAATAAAAAAATAGAAATAAAAATGCACTATCATTCTAAACAATATTTTTAATATAAAAGGAAAATTTAACTTATCGAAGAATATTTACATATACTGGTAGTGTATTCGAAAAACAATAATTAACAATTACCAGAGGT